CAAATTCAGGAGTTGAACTACTCATAGCCCTTGATGTTATGGTTCCAGTTTTAGTTTTATAATCAAACTTAACGCCTGGTTCCCATCCATTAGGGTGCGTAGCTGCCTCCTTTACGTCATTGTGTGCTACGTCCTGTTGGGTTTCGGTAAGTTTACTTACCTGCGAGTTGTTTTTTTGCATACTCTTTTAACACTACTATTACAGCACCGCCACCTGCAATTGCTGCAGCTTCAAGTGTTGTAATGTCGAGATCCATTGCAGGTCCAACCAACAAAGCAGAACCGAATGCTTCGATGAATGTCCATACAACTTTTTCAACAAGTTGCTTTAGTTCGTCACTCATATTACTCCAATCTATATAATAGGTTTTCCTCTTAGCTTACTGTCAATGCGTGTCACTTTTTCATGAATCGCATGTAACATTTTACTATCGGAACTTTGTACTGGTTCACCTAAACCATCAAGATTAATTTTGCTGACCTCTAATTGTACTGGTTTACCTTGTAGTAATACCGCTGCCACCTTTTTGTACATACGTTCATACGCATTACGTGACTGACCGATCATACCATCTTTACCTAAGTCAAGATCTTGTTGAGTATTTCCTGTAAGTATACAACCCGAAGTATGCTCATCGGTGTTGCCTGAATGAATTAGAATGTATTTAAAGTCGGGTACATCTTGTAGTTCAAGCATACCGTAGTGTGCATTCTTATAACGTGCGCTGTATTTAGTGTGAAATCCACCAACTTTTCTAAATTTAATTTGATATGTACCTTCAGGTATGCAGGTTTCGTGCATAACTTTTACTGCTTGATATTGGTCTTCTAATGTGTAGCTTTCAAACTTACCGTCAATGAACATCATGCCATTGGTAGCGTCAATGCCAAACTGTGTCCTAACAACTTGTATCTTCATTTAGACTCCCTGTTTATCTTAGTATAGTCTAAACAATCAGGATTTGTACAGTATAATTTATAGGGATTTACCTGTACTTCAAGTGGTTGTCCGCATTTCGGACAAGATACTTTCAAAATATATTATCTGTTAGCTGCCCACATATTGTCCACCATATTAGGGTACTTGCGTCCATTAGCTTTTGCTCTTGCTTTTGCTTTACTTTTTTGCGCAGGAGTTAGCTTCTTGCTTTTACCTAATCCTTTAGGTCTTGGTTTATCCCATACGGGTTTACTTTTTGCCATGATCATCTACCATTTATGTTTACATGCCCAATAACCTGCAGTCAATTTGTCTTTTTTATCAGAACAATTGTGACGTGCATGGAAATTAGCATTTCTTTTAGTTCCTTTAGGACTTCCTTTTTTACCTGCTTGTCCAAACCTTACCATCTTAACAGTACTTCCTGACTTAGCTAAGACAACGTGAGATTTTCCACCAGAGACTTGTGCTTTAGGTTTGTTATAACCTGAAAACTTTTGTCCTCTGTACGTAATAGCCATGACTACTTAGTCATTTTTTTCTTCCGTTTGGAAGAGTATCTCTTTTTCTTTCCTGTTTTACTGTAAGGCATTATCTGCTCGCTTTCTTTTTATTTTGCTCTGTTTTATCTTTACGTATACCTATGGTTAGTAACCATAAACCTAGTGATATTAGTATAGCAATACCAACTATGTCCTTAGCTGTACCAGTAAGGGTTAGCCATGCTATAAAAAACCCTAGTAATGTAAAGGTTTGTGCCAATGTTTCTTTAAGGATCTCTCCTACCCAATTAATAAATTTCTTAATGTATTTCATGATCTTCTTATTCTAACTGGTACCGCCGAGACACTAGCTATAATTTGCGAAGCTATGATCACTGGTACTACAACTTCTTGTGCTTTTTCTTTTTGATCGTTAGTCATATCATCGCCTATAACAGTAAGATCTATGTCTTGTATCTGTATATCTACAAAAGATCCTATTGGATCTGCTAGAAATTGTTCTGTCTGTACCTCTGTTACTACGTCAGCAAATGTGTAATTCTCTACGTCTTTATTCTCTACAGCTTTAGCTACGTATACTTCTACTGCTTCTGCAACTGCTTCATCTTTTTCTACAGCTGCAGCAATGATCTCTACGTCAGCTGCTTCTACTTGTAATACTTTTGCAACTACTTCTACTTGTTCTTCTGTTAGTTCTTGTACATCAGCAATAGCTTCTTCAACAACAGCTTGAACTACCTCTTGTACTTCTTCAGTAGCTTGGTCTAAATTCTGTACACCAATGTCATTAACTTGTTCTAGTACTTCAACAACTTCTTCAACAGTAGCTTCTTCTACTACAATCTCTTTTACAACTTCTTCTACTTCTGCTAATTCAACAGCAACTTCTTCTTCAGTAAGCTCTATGGGTTCTTTAATCGGTGCTTCAAGTATCTCTCTGTCGATATCCTCTTCAATAATTTCCTGTATTGGATCATCCAAAACTTCCTTGACATTCTCTTTAACTTCTTCATCTTTAATCTCCTCTATTTCATCTTGTATTGGTATCTCATCCACGATTTCGGTAACAATATCTTCCAAATCAAATTCAATAATCTCGAACTCAATAGGGAGTTCTTCAAACTCCACAACTTCTTCTTCAATAACTTCCTCTTTAGGTGTGTCGAGTAAAAGATCATCATTCTTAGGAAGGATGTCATCCACATCTTCTTTAATTTCTTCTTCAATTATTACCTCTTCTTTAATTATATCTTCTTCTTCTATAATCTCAATGTCTTTTTTAGGTATAGGTATGTCACAATCACCACGATCTATTTGTGCGTCAGTCATAAAACAACCGTATTCTTTTTCGTTATCCACACGTTCTTGATCTCTCTCTATAGTTCCATCATTAACGTCTGCTTGTGTATAAGTCTTGTCTACACCTTCTACTTTTACATCAACAATAATTTCTTCAGGTGTAGGTGGAGGTGGAGGAGGAGGTGGAGGAGGTGGAGGTGGAACAGTTGTAGTAGTAGTTGTAGTAGTAGTTGTAGTAGTAGTTGTAGTAGGAGTAGAACCATAGTCACAATCAATACTTACAATAGAAGTCCACTCTGAATAACTTTGATCTGTGTCATTATCAGATCGAACTTTTGCATAAAACGTATCTGCTGTTGTACCAAATACATTTTCTCTATAGCTAGCAGTAAAGACATAACTCTTATATGAGAGAGCAGTCTCCCAACCAGGAGTACTTGCAACTGCATAATTACTCTCTACAAAGTTATCATTACTAAATGCTATTGCATATCGTTCAGGCGGACTAGATTCAAAACCATCACTCTCTTGCCATGTAACAGTAATGTCACCTTTAGTTGTGTCTCCATCACTATCGCATGCAATAGATATACCATAAGGTGTTTGTGTAGGTACATGATCTGCGAATGCAGGGATAGGTACTATAAGAAAAAGTACTATACATATACGTACTAGACTATTAAATTTATATAACACGGAACTTACTTAGTTCCGCAACAACCACCACCGCAACATTCGGACATGTTAAAATTCCTTCCCATTCATATCGTTATGTGTTTTACTATCAAGAATACCGAACGCTTGATTAACTTCTTCGTAAGTCAATTGTCCGTCGTTTAAATATTTTCTAGCTAAGATCTCTAACACATTAGCTACACCGAGTAAACCTGCAAGTAATGCAGAACTAAATACATCTATACCTACGAGACTACCTGCGCCTATAACACTTAATGCTTGTGCTATAAAGACAGCTATCATACGCTTAGATATATTCCAATACAATGTGTAACCTTTCATTACATTATGAAGCTACCTACAATTAATATAACTGTGGCAACTAATCCTATTACTTTATAAAATTCTGATTTGTCTAACTTCTCATCTAGCTTTTTGTCAATGTCATCTAATTTATCGAAGATCATTTTGTTCAATTCTTTTTGTGTAAAGCCATTGGAAGTACTCATAGTTATGGTATGTCATCGTGGGATAGAAAATCCCATTCCTTGTCATACATAGTATTGTCTAGGTCCCATTGACTTACTCTTTTAATAAGTTGTAGAGTTTCTTTTAAAAAATAACCTAGTAAAAATCCTATTAAATAATCCATAAAGGATATTATAACAGGCGGTTACTTGATCTGATTATAAAATCCATTCTTGGATTGTATCACAAATTATTCTTCTTCAGTAGATTTATAATTATGTATTCTTGAATACTTTTTCCAATCATTAGAAAAAGTAAAGAGTTGTTTAGTATTTTTATATTGTTGTTGGTGGATTTCATCATTGTATTTATTGTTAATTAAATTATCTTCTGTATTTTTTTTATAAGGTGTAAGTATACCTAAAGGTTCTCCTGCTTTAACAACAAACTTTGTTTGTTTCATAGGGGATAAATTTTGTACAAACTCAAATGGAAAATTAGTTTCGTGCCATATATCTGTTTCAACCATTCCAGGAAGTATTCTTATATTTTGGTTTAAATGATATGGCAAAGGTCTAAAAGATAAACCATAACCTTTAGGTGTTACAAAATAATAAGGAGATACTAATTTAAAAATACCAAAATGAGTAGGTGCATTAAGATTCATTTGTTCTATTTGTCCTTTTGAATGACTTTGTATCCACTCCCAATCATTAGGTCCTAAATTATTAATACTTCCTATTGTTGCAACTACATTTACTTCTGCATGTTTTATTTCAAAATGTATATCTGTCCAACTAGGCAATACATAACCATCTAATATTTCATTTTGTATAGCAGGACATCTTTTAGCGTGTGCAGGTTTTGGTGCAAATCCTTTATCATCAATATGTTTTGTTATCTTTGTTTGTTTATACCAATCAGGTAAATATCTGTTAGCAGGTTGCAAAGGATACAATTCTAATAAATCTTCAAAATCTTTGTGTCTAGGATACACATCTATATTAATCATTTAAGTTCCTTAAATATGATGAATGAAATTTACCATTAATTAATAATGTGTTTTTGTACAAATACTCATTATGTTTTTTTGCATTGTATTTTTCTACTTGATAATTAAATTTTTCTTTTTTGTACGGTATGTGTACTGCTAAAGGTGTTCCTTGCTGTATAAGTATTTCATCTTTATCGCTTGTAAACTCTATCAATAAATTTACTTGTGAAACTTTATTAGGATTGTAAACACCAGGACTTGCTACCCAATCGTTATTGTAATGAAATGGTACTGGCATTACTCTTATGTTGTAATTATTAGGTACATTTAAAACCATTGGAAAATGTATTTTAAATACTTTTCTTGTTTTAGAATTTGTAGGAAGATAATTAACCATTTGGTCATTTTCGTGAAAAGCAATATTATCAACTTCGTCATCAAAAGGAAACAAATCATAAGGTGTTCTCCATACCCAACGGTCATTTTCTTTTTCGTACCAAATTTTTATATCAGTTGGTGCTAACAGTACATAACCTTCTTTGTATACATCAATAAAACTTGGACAACTTTTTACATTTTTTAATTTACGCAACCAACTATTTATTACACTATCATTTGTTTTACTCATTGGTAATTTTTTATACCATTCAGGTATATAATTTTTTATTGGTTTAGGAAGTAAATCTTTTGCTTCGTAATATATTTCATTAGTAACAATGTACTTTATATTTTTCATAATCCACCTTTATTACTATATTACCTATGTTCTGGTTTTAAAACCCAACCTTCAGTTTTTGGATTTGCTGTATCATCTTGATACGCTTGTTCATTCCATTTGTAATAATCTGGATTAGTATCAGGTTTATCTATAGGTGCAACATAATCCCATGTTGTTTCATCTAAAACCCAACTATCGTAAATTTTTTCTGGTAAGAATACATCATTATCTGTATCATACACACCACCTACACAGGCATAGTTTCCACGAAATGGAGTTCCTTCATTTATATGTGTATTAAATATTGTATTGTAAGAAGTTCTTTTACATGTAAGTCCCTGTTGATCAGCATAAAATTCCTCCCAACTTGAAAACTCTGACGGTAAATTAGCAGTATCATTTTCATCAACACCAGTAATTACTTTTACTACTATGTTATTCTCGTCTATAAATGCGTAATGTGCCATTATGCTTTACTCCAACTTACATTGCCACTACCTGCAGTAATAGCTACAGATGTAATTCCACTACCTTCATCATATTCTGCTGAAGCAGTAACTCCTGCACCTGCTGTCATTGTGTAAGTGCTTGGATAGCTTAATACAACAACTCCAGAACCACCTGCTGATGATGTACTACCCCATCTAGCACCACCACCACCACCTGTGTTAGCGTCACCTGCATTTGAAGAGTTTGCAAAACCATTACCTCCACCACCTAGACCTCCATTACTTCAAAGCTGCATTTGTAATAGATTGAATATTGTTTATAACTCCATTACTACCATTAACTTTGTTACTTGTGCCTTGTACACCTGCACCACCGCCACCACCTGCTGAGTTATAACTTTCATAACTTGTTTGATTTCCATCATAACCTTGTGCTGATTTAGAACCATAAACTTTAAATCTATCATCTTCTGACATGTGTTTATTAATGGCAAATCCTCTGTTTGCGTAGTCAAAAGCTGTACCACCACCACCTGATGAAGCACCATCTGAAGCAGCGTCACTAACATAACCACGACCACCAGGCATAGTTGATATAGTATGAAAAACTGTTGGATTTCCTGTTCTTGCACTTACTGAACCACCTGCACCAATAACAACTTGATAATCAACACCAACAGATAAACGAAGTGCGTCATCTAAAGTACCTCCACCACCTTGATTAGCTACTGATGTACAAACACCACCTGCACCACCACCACCACCAACAATAACGAAATCAGCGTCAAATGCTTCACTAGAAAGTTTTGCATTATCATTTAAATCATTAAGTTCATCAATGCTAAAAACACCATTATTTTCTGTGTTGTTGTTAGTAGCTTCTTTACCTATGTAACCAAAACTCATTTTTTTAAAACTCCTATGAAGTAATTTCTAATAAAGAAAGTGTCAATTCAAGATCTGAAGCTGCGCCTGCCCATGCCCTTAACTCATCGTTTGCTTTTAGTACAAGTTTTCCTCCAATAGGATTTACTGCACTATCAGCAGGAACTGATAAAGTTGAGACTAAAGCTGCTACAGTCGAACCATCATTCATGTCAATGTTAAGATCTGCTGCGTTTGTACCATCAACATTAGCAACCTGGCAATGTATAACAATTGCTGTTTCTAATCCTGATTCGTTAGCTGTATAAACTACAGCGTCTGCGGTATCGCCTAACGCTACATTGACTGTCTTAAATAATTCTGCCATATTCTATTCTCCTAGTAATTAATTATTAACTATCTCCCATTACTATAGCACGAGGTTTCGATCCCGAACCTGTAGAAGTAGTAGATAGACTTCTCATTATTAATCTAAATGCTATTGATTGTCCTGCACTTGATCCTGTATCAGGTAACAAATCTATATCTTCATCAATAGGTTTATTACCTATTGTATCTATACCTAAACTACCACCTTCTTTAAGAAGTATTAACATACTCATGTTAACCTCCTAAAGCTATTACTAATCCGATAGTAGCTTTTGTATCAGCATATGCTTTTATAGATTGTTGTGAAGCTGCTGCTGTAGAACTATTGCTAGCCATGTCATCTTCATCTAGTAAAGTTACACCGCTTGCGTCAACATAAGATTTATTTGCAGCGTCTGCTGCTGCTGTAGGTGTAGTAAGATTTGTAATTTTATTATTATTAGCGTCTAAGTCTGCAGCTAATTTAGGTGTACCTGCTGTACCTGAAGCATAACTTACATCTACTACTTGACCAATTGCGTCAAACATATCTTCGTATACTTGTTGTACAGGTACCATACGTACTACGGAGTTCTGTGGGTGT